TGAAGAATGTTAAATTGTGACGTTGAAAATGACCACAAAGAACCACCATTCATTTGCAATGCTTTAGTGTCTCCTCCTGTTTGCCAAGCACTAGGAGTAACTCCTAATCCAAGGTTGCCAGGGGAGTCGAGGGTTGCTTTGGTTGTGCCGCCAGTGCCAAGCACCAATGAGTCGGTTGTATGTGCGTATTGAACATACCCACGATAAGCAGCATCGCCAGCAGTTCCATCAGCAAAAGCAAGCGTTCCTGTTGTGCTATTACTTGTGTAGATAGTTGCCCCAGCACCACCTGAACCAGAGCCAACAACAAGCTGGTAAGCACCTGACCATAGGCTTGCAGGTGAACTTGTACCAATACCAAGACCTGTGCTGGTTAGGCGCATTTGTTCTGAGCCGCCATTTAAATCAAAGACAAGTGCATTTCCAGATTGCTTTAAATCAAGCTGATATGTTCCGTCATTGAAATAATAAATTGGAGAGCCGCCAGTAATCTTGCTACGGATTGCACCACCAACATCTAAAGGAACTCCTCCAGTTAAACCAATACCTAAATTAGTCCCATCAAAAGTAAGCGCAGAACCGCTTGTAACAACCTTAGAGCCGTTTAAATACAGAACGCCGTTAGCTGTGCCGCCGGGGAGAATAATGCTACTGGGGCTAGATACCTCAACAAAGTCAGAGCCATTCCAAGCAACAACTGTTCTTGCACCGTTGGCAATCGTTACGCCTGTAGTTGGGCCAGCACCAACCAACTGAACAGCAAAGCCGCCTGTAGTCGCATTGATAACCGTATAAATCTTTGACTGAGCCGGAGCGGTCACTGTGCGAATAGCTGTACGCGCACCTGAGAACAACAGAATTGCTTGCCGGGCTTGGTTAGACGCACCAGTGGTTGTGGTCAGAGTGACGTTTGAATCAGCACTAACGTTGGTCGTTCCTGCTACTGCGGTGTCGAGCAAGGAGGTAATAGAGTCGTTAACCGTGTCGCCCCAAGTCCCGCTCAATTCCCCCGTGACTGGAAGGGCCAGACCTAAGAGTGATGTATATGCTGTTGTCATGTTTAAACCTCAAGTTACGATTTCTTCCCAATCGGCAGTTTCCGTAGTGTCAACTATAGTCCAAGTGGGTGTCTGTGAGTTGGTGATATTTTGCCAGTTTGCAGTTTCACTGTCATCAATTAGTTTCCAATAAACTGCGATTACATCACCCGTAAAACCACTGGCAAGGTTTCCGGTTAAAGACAATACTCGTGGGCCAAGCGCCATAGAACCGACCGCTGCGCTAGATGCCACCCCGGTCAGGGCAATCTCTCTGTCGCCTGATACTGATCCTACTGCACCGGTCGCACTGTTTGGCAGCAACGGAACAATAAGGGCATTGACTGCACCGAGCGCCGCTACTCCAACTAATTCAACAGATGCAGACTGAACAACAGTCCCAACATCTCCTGCGCCAGCCACCCCGGTTATTGGGACGGTCTTAACGTGTGTAACTGATCCAACATTACCAGAAGCCGCTACACCACTTAGTGCAACAGTAGATGAATTTACAACAGAGCCAACTGCGCCTGTAGCCTCATCTCCAGATAGCGCTACCGTCTGACTCTGGACAACTGAACCGACCGCGCCAGATGCAGCTACGCCCGTGAGAGCTACTTCTACAGTTAAACCAACGGAGCCAACTTCACCTACCGCCTCATCACCCTGCTCGGGAATGATGATGACTTCAGCAATATCTCCAGCTAAACCAGAAGCTGCGACACCGGAAAGAGCAACAACGCGGTCAGATGTGACGGAACCGACCGCACCTTCGGCGGCAACTCCTGTTGCATCGAGAGTACCGCCCCAGCCATTACTCCCCCACGCGCCGTCACCCCAGCCGAGAGACATGGCTTACCTTTTAGGTTGTGGACAAGCGCAGCAAAGCGGTTGTTGTGGTGTTGGAAGGCATGGTCAGTGTGAACGTACCAGCCGTAATGGTCTGTGAACCAAAGGTGTGAACAGATACAGCCTTGTCAGACTGCGTGCTGTTATAGATCAGAACCGCATCAAACGCTGTGGTCAAAGTCACAGTCGTGTAAGTGATGGAGGCTGAAGGTGTCCAGTAAGCCACGCCAGCAGTAGAAGAACTGTTGGTTGCAGCAGGAGCTGTAGCGTTAGTCACCACCACACCACCGGCGGTATAGCCTGTACCGGAAACTTCACCAGTAGCAGAATACGCTGTGGTGCTTGCGTTGATCGTGGCTGAAGTCAGGTACAGAGCAGCTTTAAACGTGTCAGCAGTGGTTACTGCACGGACTGGCGCAGTACCAAAGTTATGGGTAGCTGTCAGAAGCTCGCCCATGAACGAGGTGGTCATTGATTGAGTATTCGCCATGATGGCTCCTTATGCAATTTGCGCTGCTTCTGCAACGGTGTAGGTTAATGGTTTCTTCAGGGTCACATGAGCTGATCGGTGAACCAGCTCACCATCAAGCCAATACTCCACCCAAGTGGTGTACTCGTCATCATTATCTACGACTCCCTCTTTCTTCTCAAGAAGAGAATCATCCATTTCGCCTTTGGTTGTAGTAACGATCAATTTGAACTCCTGATAAGAGCTGCCGATGCTGTATTAGCTGGCATGGTGATTGTGAAATTAGAAGATGTTTTGTCTGAACCAAAGTCCAGCACAGCAATAGACTTATTGCCCTGAGTCACGTTGTAAATCAAAGCGCAACGAGCAGTCACTGCGGCGTTGAACACAACGTTGTCAAAGTTAATGTAAGCGGTGTAGTTGTCAGAGTTAAGAGTTACCCCTGTCAGCTCTACACCACCCGCAACATAACCCGTGCCGGTCACTTCATTGGTTGATGAGTACACGGTGGTTGCAGCGTTTAAATCTGCGCTTGCCGTATACAGAGCAATGTACAGAGTGTCCGTAAGCATGTTGTGAACAGCTTGGTACAGCTCTGTTTTGAAGCTGGTGGTTTGGGTTTGGACAATTGAACTCATGCGACTTGAACCCTAACTTGCCCATCCCGGTATGCATCGCCACGTTGCTTGCCATCGCCGAGGTTTTTATACAAAGCAATTGCTTGTGTGTAACGCTCTTGAGCAAGGCCAACCATGTCGCCCTCACCCTTCATGTAAACAAGTGCTTCACAGATTGTGCCGTACAGCAACACAGAGTCAAAGTTATCACCAAGCCAAGTAGTACCAGCATCAACGATGGACTCTGGGTAGTAGTAATAATGCAGCTCTGCAACGTAAGTGGCGTTTGGCGTTGGGCCAACAATGATTGTCAACTCGTTTGTAACCACTCCGGCGCTTGTAGTCGTTGGGCCAAACAAAGCGTAGTGCTTAGGCTCAGACACATAAGCCGACAAAGGATAAGCTTCACGGATGAAGTTAACGTCCTTGTTGAGCAAGTACAAGTAGTCACCTTGGAAGGTAACTGAGTTGGAGATTGTCGTAGCGTTAGCCACAGTCAAATAGATTGTGGTTCCGCTGATGCTGCGAACTTGAGCGTTAGTGCCAATACCTGAACCGGTTACTTGCTGACCGACCGCAATGCCTGTAGTAGAAGCCACCACGATTGTCTTTGCACCGGCAGTGCCGGTAGCCGTTGTCGTGTTCTGTGGGTATACCGCAATGCTATATACAGAGAGAAAATCCTCTGGGGCAGACAAGTACTTGTTGGTTGAGGTAATTGTGCCTGTCACATTCTTTCGCAAGTTAGCTGGCTGCGCAGTGTTGTAAATGCGCTGCTCCGCCTGACGGATAAAAATATCCATGTCAGTCGTTGGAAAAGAATTCTCGCAGTAATCGCTTACCGCGACGACAAGCTCGGCGTAGTTCATGATGCTATCTCGTATTTGTTGCGTTTAGCTTCATTTTCTCTTGCCCTCATGAGTTGCAAGTTACTTGGCACATGTAGACCTGAAACTATTTTACCCTGCAATGGAATGATGTGGTCAACTGTCCAAGGCTCATTATTTACCTTAGTAAGCATTGCCGCAACAGAATAAATGCATTTAATTTTAAGCTCGTCAAATTCAGTCTGCCAAATTGGAATGCGCTGAAGCAAAGCTGCCCTACGTTTGGAGGCATTTGCATTGGTTAAATGCTTATGCTTACCCCGGTAAGCCTTCTTTCTCTCGGCGTTCCATTGTTTTTTCTGGTGATACCGAAGTCGTGCTTTAGCGTTTTCAGCTTCTCTTACTTCTTCTGGAAGCTTGGAGGCTCGCAATTTTTTTGCAGCACGCACGCTCTCAATGTTAGCCTCAGCCCAAGCTTTGTTCTTTTCAAGCAGGCGCTCCTTATTCTTAAGGTAGTACTCCCTACGCTTGGCTTTCGCAACGCTTGGATCTTTGTACGGCATGATATTAGGCTAGAGGGCCTCGTGCCATCAGACCTTTGGTGGCTGCGCCTGTGCCGCGAACTTTGATGCCGCTAGTCTTGGTGGGTTTCTCGCCAGCCAACTTGCTAACAGCGCCAACACTCATGTTCTGAGTATCAAGCTTGCTATGGTTTGGGCCGCTTCCGGGATTGGTAGAAGCTTTCACTTCTTTGCCAGTCATGGTGTGTGGCTTGGCGTAGACTTTGGCATCGCCAACTTCTTTGCCCATCAATTTTTTGCTAAATGTAGCCATGATTAGCCTCGCTTTTGTGCGGCAATCTTTGCCAAGTTACGACCCATAGCTTTCATGTTAGCGTTGGTTTTGCCCTTGCCTTTACCTTTGCCGCCCATAATTTCTTTCTGGGTAGGGCCGCTATCGCCCAAATTTTTACCTACGGTCTTACCTTTTTTGGCGATGCCGTCAGCTGATCGTGTGTATGCCATTTGAATCTCCTTAAGTTACCGATACTGTACCAACAAATGTCGTTGCCACCAAGTAATTTGGT